AGGCGAAACGCGCCACCGTCCGCCGCACCCAGGGCGGGGTCAGCCGGGTCTCCACGACGCCATGCCCGGACCATGCGTGGATGAAGCGGGGTGCGGCCCCGGTCACCGACTGGACGCCCAGGTGCTTCGCCACCGCGCCCTCCCGCATGCGGAAGAGGATCACGTCGCCGGCGGCAGCGACCTCCGGCTCCTTCGCGACGAGATGCCGGGACGCGGCCGACCACAGCCGTTCCTCCCGCGCCATCTCGGACCAGTCGGGCGTGTAGCGGGGAGGCGTCTCGGGCAGCGGACCAAGGACCTCTTCCCAGAGACCGAGGACGAGGCCGAGACAGTCGCAGCCTGCTCCGCGAGCCCGCGCCTGGTGAACGTAGGGGGTGCCGATCCAGCGCCGCGCGGCCAAGGCAATCTCGTGGCCGGACCTGCTCACCGGCGGCTCCCGCCGTCGCGGGCGGACAGCCGCGCGGGATGGGCCACCAGCCAGTCCTCGCCGGGAATGTCCGGAAAGCCGCGAAAGTTGAGAATGTTGGAGAATTTCACGCGGCACGTCTCCAGCCGCTTGTCGCAGCCCGCCGTCAGCCGGACCCGTTCGCCCGGGCCGACCTGCGCCCGAAGCCCGTCCCACAGCTCGACCCGCCTGGTGCCGTCCGGCGCGGGTCTGTCGCGCTTGATGCTGCCGGACAGACCCGCGGCCGTGCCGTCCAGAACCGTGAGCGTCCCGCGCTCGAACCAGCGCGACGCGAAGCCGTCGAGGCCCCCGAACACGAAGACCCGACCGCCCTCCACCGAAATCGGCGCGACCTCTGCCGCGAACTCCGGTGCCATGAGGTTGACGCCGCAGTCGGCATCGCCCAGCACCGCCGGGCAGGTCTTCGCGTAGACCCGGCCCCGGGGCACGTTCAGCCGCTCGGCCAGCCCGCGCAATTCCGCCGTGAAGGCGCCGCCCGAGCGGCTGACCTCGCCGAGCGAGCCACGAAACTCCAGTGCGCGGTTCTCCGGCATGGCCCACTGCACGGACCAGATCTCGATCTCCGCGCCGTCGAACCGGCCCGCAGCGATGTCCGCCTCCGTCACCGCCGCGTCGGACAGCGCGCCCGCGGCTTCGGTGTTGTCCACCGCAAGCCCCGTGGTCCGGCTGAGCGCCGCCGCCGTCAGGCCGGTGCCGGCGCGGAACGTCGCGCCTTCGAACGCGAGGTCGCGATCGTGATCCGTGAAGCCGTAGACCCGCCCGTCGCGCCGCGTGAGCTTCCAGCAGCGCGCCACCCCCGTTGCGCCGGTGGCGAGATGTGCGTCGAGCCCCTCAACGCTCATGTGCGGATCTCCACCACCGGCACGTCCGGCACCTCGCCCGCGCGGAAGCTCGCGACCGACGTCCGGATCGCGTCCGTGTCGAAGCGCACCGGAACGTCGAACTCGAAGCCGGCCGTCACCTCCTCGCCCGGTCCGGGCGGGTCGGCGAAGGTGACCTCGCCCGTTGCGGCATTCACCTCGAAATGCACCTCCGCCACCAGTTCGTCGGCACCGACCCCCGCGAGCACCGTGCCGGCCACCGGCTTCACGATCGGCCGCACGTAATCCGCGCCGCCCGAGCGATAGGTCTTGGAAAGGCGAAAGACGGTGGTCTCGCCGTCGCCCGTCCCGATCCGCTGGTCGCGAAATGCGGGCGTGGCGGAGGGCGCGCAGCTCTTGTAGTCCGCCCAGTCCTTCCAGCGGAACCCGTGCAGCATCCCCCGGCGCGCCTCGAAGAACGCGACCAGCAGTGCGACATCGTCGAGCGACCGCATCCCGGCGCCCGCATCGTAGCGGCGCCGGGAATGGGCCCAGGGCGTGTTGCGCTCCTCGAAACCGTTCGACAGCGTCACGATCTCCGTGCGTCGCTCCGGTCCCCCGACCGAGCCGAGGCTCAGGTCCTCGGGAAACCGGACCTCGTGAAAGCTCATGGCCCCCTCCTCAGCGGTTGCGCTGGCCGCGCAAGAGCGCCCGGCCCATTTCGGCAGCGATCTGGCTACGGCTGCGACGGAAGCCCGCGACATCGGGCGTCGTGATGTTCATCGTGACCTGCACCGGCGCCCGCCCGCCCGTGGCCTCGATCCCGAGCCGGCCGTCCGGGCCGCGGCGGAGCGGCAAGATCGCTTCCGGCCCCGCCTCGCCCATCAGGCCGGTGGCGCCCCGCATCGGGAAGGCCGTGGGCGACCGCACGAGCCCGCCGCGGGCGAAGGGCAACACGCGGCCCTGGCTGATCGCGCCGCCCTGCTGGAACGGCAGGAGACCCGACACCAGAGTGTTGACGCCGCCGGCTATCGCCCCGCCGAGCGCGTTCTGAACCGGACGCATCGCCGTGTTGTAGGCGGCATTCACCATGCTCGAGGCCACGTGCCTGAGCGCATCCGAAAGCTTCATCCCCTCGAACGCGAGGCCGTCGAAGGCGCGTCTCAGACCGCTGCCGATCGACCGGCCCATCGCCCCGGCCTCGCGATTGGTCCAGAGCATCGCGCCCCGCAGCGACCTGAGTTCGGCCTCGAATGCGGCCGTCATGGATGCGGCTCCGGACAGGCTCGTCTCAAGCTGCGACAGCTCCGCGTCGAGCCGGTCGAGGTCCTCCTCACGCTCGGTCATGCCTCGCCTCCGTCACGTCTGGAAATCGTGCGACGAGTGCCTCGAAGGCGTCCCGCCGCATCGGCGCCGCGCCTTCGGCCTCGCCCAGCATGAGCAGTAGTTCCGCCGGCGTGAGCCGCCAGAACGCCTCCGGCGCGAGACCGAGGCCCTGAATGCCCGCGCGCATCAGCGCCGGCCAGTCGAACCCGCCGCTCATCCCGGCATCCGGAAGGCGCAGGCGAGAAGCCGCGCGGCCACCCGCGCGGCTTCCAGCGCGCCGCCCTCGATGTCGGCCGCGGCCAGATCGCGCAGATCGCCCTGCCACCCGCCGCCCCTCAGGCCCGCGTGCACCAGTGCGAGGATATCAACGGCGCGAAAGGTCTCGCCCTCGAAGCGCGCGACGAGTTCCGCGAGGCTCCCCGCGCCCAGCCGGTCCTCGAGTTCCGCCAGCGCGCCCAGCGTCAGCTTCGCAACCCGCCGCTCGCCGTTCACGATGATCGCGACCTCGCCCGCGAGTGGGTTCGCCATGGCTTAAATCCCCGTGAAGGTCAGCGCGCCTGCGGAGGCAATGGACATCTCGTAAGTCGCCTCGCCATCGTGCGTGCCGGCATACTCGATCGCCGTGATCTGGAACGGCCCCTCGACGATCCCGAAATCCGGGATCACCACCTGGAAGTCGGGCGTGTCGCCGTTCCAGAAGATCGCCCGCGTTCGCTCGTCGGTCGCCGCGTCGCGGAAGATGCCGGAGCCGGAGATGGACGCCGATTTCACGCCGGCCCCGCCCAGCAGCTCCCGCCAGCCGCCGGAGGACGAGAGGCTCGTGACGTCGACCGCCTCGGCGTTGAAGGAAAGCCGCGTGGCGCGCAGGCCCGCCATCGTCTCGAACAGGCCCGTGCCGTCCATGTCGACCTTGATCAGAAGGTCCTTTCCGCTCTGGGCAGGCATTCGCATCACTCCAGTATAGGCAATGGGTTACGTCGGTTTCTTCAAGCGCTCTCGAGGTCGATCCGCGCCCGGAACCACAATTCGATCCGGCGCGAATCTCCGTCCCGCTTCGCCTGTGCCCGGCGGAAGTGAAGCGCCACCAGCCGCCCGCGGGCGAGCGTCAGCGCCGCGCCGTCAAGCGCGTCCGACACGGCCACGGCCAGCGCCTTCGCGGCGCCGAAGCCGGCGGCGGAGGAGACGACCAGCACCGAGACGTCGTGCAGCGCCCCGTCCGCGGTCGCGTCGGCCCGCTGCCGTGCCCGCTCGGGCCCGAGGCTCACGTAGAGCGACGGAACGGCACCGGGGGGCATCGCGTCGAAAACGGCGCCCCCCGACAGCGCCGCGACGGAGGCATCGGCCGTCAGTGCGGCAAAGACCGCCTCCTGCAGGGCGGCAGCGGATGCGTAGCTCATGCGCCCGTCTCCTCGGTCGCGAAACAGACGAGGTGGCGGCCCGTGGCGTCGGCCTCAGTCACCGCCTCGATCCTGTAGAGGCGCGCACCGTCCCGGAATCGCATCGCGGCACTCGGCCGCGCGGGCGATCCCTGCGGCACGGCGCGGATCGTGACCTTCAGGTTCAGCCGCGAGGCGGTGGCGTCCACCTCCCGCCCCGCTCCGCGAAGCGTGACCTCGCCCCAGAGCGTGCCGCGCGCGACCCAGGTCTCGACGTAGCCGCCCGCCCCGTCAGGCACCCGATCGGGCGCCTCCAGGACCAGGCGCCGTGTCAGCCGCGGCGCCCTCATGCGCCCGCCCGGCCGAGCCGGAGCGCCCGGAAGGGCTCGAGAAGCCGCGCGACCGCCGCCGGCACCCCGCTTTCCGTGTCCGCATCCTGCCCGAAGTACCCGGCTGCGAGCAGAATTACCGCCTGCGCCAGGTCCGCGGGCATCCCCGCCCAGTCGGCGGCATATCCCGCGTCGAACCGGATCTCGCCCAGGCCACCGGACGCGACGGGCGGCAGGTCTCCCGACGTCGCGACGATCGACGCGCGGTGGGAGTCCGACACGAGGTCCCAGGCTTCGGACGGCAGCGGCGTCTCCGTCCCGCCGCGGGAGATCAGCCTGACGCTATGCACGGCCACCACCGGCGCAACCGGCAGGTCCTGCCGCTCCGGCGCCGTCCAGGCGTGAACCGCCAGCGCGAAGCTTCTGCGGAACAGCGCCTTTGCCGTCCGCGCCTCGATGGCCGCGATCGCGGCACGAAGGCAGGCCTCGAGATGCGCGCCGAGCGCCGCGTCGTCGGCAAAACCCTGCGACAGCCGAAGGTAATCGGCCAGCGAATCCCGGGGCAGACCCTCTGCCGGGGTCGGTGTCAGTTCTGTCAGCATCGGAAAGTCGTCTCCGCATGGGCCGGGAAACCAATGATCCGCCCCGGAGATCGCGGCCGGGGCGGACCGGACCGTCTCAGGACGTGCCGAACTTCAGCAGCTTGATCGCCGCGAAATCCGTGACGTCGCCGCCCACGCGCTTGGTCGCGTAGAACAGGACGTGCGGCTTGGCGGAGAAGGGATCGCGCAGCACCCGAAGGTCCGGGCGTTCGGCGATGGTGTAGCCTGCGGCGAAGTCGCCGAAGGCAATGGCCATGGAGTTGTCCTCGATGTCCGGCATGTCCTCGGCGATCAGGACGGGATACCCCATGAGCCGGGCCGGTTCGCCCTGCGCCAGCCCGTCCGACCAGAGGAAACGGCCGTCGGCATCCTTCATCTTGCGCACCGCGCCCGCCGTCTTCGAATTCATGACGAAGGTGGCGTTCGCACGGTAGCGGGCGCCGAGAGCGTAGACCAGGTCGACGATGGCGTCCGAGGGATTGGTGCCGTCGAAGTCCCCCAGCGTGCCCGTTGCCACGTAGCCGAGGCTGCCCCAGGTCCATGTCGCGTTCGCGACCTTGGTGTGGGTCAAGAGGCCCTTTGGGCGCCCGGTGCCGTTGCCGTTGAGAAAGGCATCGGCCTCGGCGCGCGCGAATTTCTCGGCGATGCGGCCGGCGAGCCAGCCCTCGATGTCGAACGCGGAATCGTCGAGCAGCCGCTGCGATGCCTTTGGAAGGGCCGACAATTCATGCAGCGGGATCGAGATGCGCTCGATCTGGGGCGTGTCGCTTTCCTCCGTCGGGCCGACCTCGTCGGCCCAGCCGGCCCCGGCCTCGGTCGTGTCGATAAGGACGTCGAAGGAACTCGCCTCGACGGTCACGACGTTGGCGACGGACCGCAGGCTCGAGGCCGAGCGGAGCACCGACTGGATCGTTTCCGACGTCTGCGGGTCGACGAGATAGCCGCCGTCGGCATTGACCGCGGTGCTCATCGCCTTGCCCTCGAGTTCCAGCCCGCGGAGCGCGTCGTCTTCGCCACAGCGCAGATAGGTGGACAGCGCCTTGCGATGCGGCGCGACGGGGTCCCGCTCGGCGCTCAGCGCGGGGCGGGCATGGGTCAGGGTCTTGGTGGTCAGCATGGCAATCCGCTCTTCCTGCTTGGTGAGTCTGGTGTTCAGATCGTCCTGGAACCTGTTGAACTCCCGAAGGAAACCGGCGATTGCCGCTTTCGCCTCGGAGATCGGGGCGTCGCCGCCCCCCGTGGTTTCGAGCTCGGTCTCGGTCATCGCGTCACCCTTTCTCGGTTTCCGGGTCAGCGGGCGGAACGCGCCGCCAGCCTGCGGCGCGCGTCCTCGAAGGCCGCCGCCAGATCGTGCAGCGCACGCGCCTTGGCCGCGGGGGCCGCGGCGGAAGACAGCCGCGCCTCGGGAAGCATCGGGAAAGTCACCAGCGACACCTCCCACAGCTCCACCTCCGCCAGACGCCGCTGCCCGTCGTCGTCCCGGTGCGCCCGCACTGTCCGGTAGCCGATGCTCAGCCCGTCGATCGCGCCCGCCTCGATCAGCGCGCGCGCCTCGCGGGCGCGGGCGACGCCGTCCAGCAGCCGCCCCCTGACATAGAGGCCCGTGCCGTCCTCGCGGATCTCGTCCCATGTGCCGATCGGCTCGCGCGGGTCGTGTTGCCAGAGCATCTTGACCCGTCGCCCCGAGCCGAGGCTCGCGGCATAGGCGCCGCGCTCGACCACGTCGCCGCCCTGGTCGGGACGGCCAAAGACCGAAGCGTAGCCCTCGATCCCGCAATCGCCGTTCACGCTCAACGACTCCTCGGCCCGACAGAACTTCGTCTCGAGGCCGGAGGGGCAATATGTCGTCATGTCAGCCTCCTAAAGTGCGGCGTTGATGTCGAGGATATGGCTAATCGCTTCCGTCAGGATCACTGCGACCACGCCGAAGACGGCCAGCCACAACCGCCGCTCCAGCCGGTCCAGCGCCGCCTCGATCGACTCCAACCGGAAGGCCAGCGCCTGCCAGCGCTCCTCCATCACCCGCTCGGTCGCATCGATCCGGGCATTGGCCGCGTCGAACGGCGCGTAGAGATAACGGGAGCCGCCGATCCGCGCCCTCTCCGTCATGAGGCCTCCGGCCGTTCCGGCAGGCCGAGCAGGCGCCGCTTCTCGCCCTCGGTCAGGAAATCCGCCTCGACGATACGCCGCCATTGCGCCTCCCGCTCGGCGGCGAGTGCCGGCACCTGGTCGAGGTCCGGCGTCAGCTCCACCGGATCGTCGCCGAGGCCGGACAGCCAGTGCGACATCGCCGCCGTCACCTTCTGCGCCAGCGGAAGGACCGTCAGGCGGTAGAAGGCCCGGTTGGCCTCGGCGTAATTCGCGTAGGTCGCGTCGCCGGGTATGCCCAGCAGCATCGGCGGCACCCCGAAGGCCAGCGCGATGTCCCGCGCGGCGGCCTCCTTGGTCTTCTGGAACTCCATGTCCGACGGCGAGAAGCCCATCGGCTTCCAGTCGAGCCCCCCCTCCAGAAGCATCGGCCGCCCCGCGTTGCGCGCACCCTGGTGATGGCTTTCCAGTTCCGATTGCAGCCGCTCGAACTGCGTGTCGGTCATCGTGCCGCCGCCGTCCGCGCCCCGGTAGACGATTGCGCCCGACGGCCGCGCGGCATTGTCGAGCAGCGCCTTCGACCAGCGCGCCGCGGCATTGTGCACGTCGATTGCCGTCGCTGCGGCCTGCAGCGGCGCGAGGCCATAATGATCGTCCTGCGGGTGCACGCCGCGGACGTGGCAGACATGGGCCGGGTCGAAGCGGTGCGTCCTGCCCCCGACCCGGTAGTCGTAGGCCATCGGCCATCCGTCGGCGCCGGGCACGATGCTCATGCGGTCGGATCGAAGCACGTGCAGTTCCGCCGGCCAGCCCGCCTCCGGCAGCACCGCTTCAATGTAGGCGTTGCCGGACAACAGAAGCTGTACGTAAGCCGCCTCCATCAAATCCGCGCGGCCCTGGCCCGCGTTGGGCCGCGAGATGAGCGACAGCGCGGGATGGCTCTCGTAGCGGCGCAACGCATCGCGGCAGACGAGCGGAAGGGCCGCCGCGGCCTCGGCCACGAGCTTCACCGCGCGGTAGCCGACGGGATTGCCGAGAAAGCCGTTCTTCGTCAGCGTGACCGTGTCCCGCGGACTCCAGGCGACGCGGCCCGCGCTCCCCCATACCGCGACGCGCGCCCCGGCCGAGGCCTTTCGCTCGGGCACCGCCACAGGCCGTTTTCGCAGGAATTTCGGTATCATGGCGACAACTCCTCAAGTCGTGCGAAAGACCCGCCAGACGCGCGGCCCGGCGCCGGTCCGGCGGCGGGATCAGAGTCTGCGGATGCCGGGGGTCAGCCGGCGTGCAGCGGGCAGGATCATGCCATCGGTCAAGGCCCAGACGAGCGCATCGACACGGTCGGGGCTGCCGGTGCCCTCGTAGCCGCGGGCGGTCATGAGGCACATCTCGTCCTCGAGATCGGGCAAGGTGCCGAGATGCGCCACCCGGCCCTGCTCGTAAAGCGCCGCCACAGGCTCCGCCCGCGCGATCTTACCGCGCGCAGCCCGCACCGCGCGGTAGTTCACGAGGGGGTCGACCTGCCGCATCACCGCCTCGACCAGATCGCCGCCCTGGTTGACCTCGGCCACCATCCGGTCGGCGCCGTGCCGGTGGTAGGCCGACGCCGCGGCCCGCGCCCAGCGCGCGGGACTCGCGGCCGTCACGGTGCAATCCTCGATCACCACTGCGCGCCAGTCCTCCACCGGGCCTTCGGTCACGACACCCGCCACGACGATCCCGCAGGCGTCCGATCCCTCGTGCCCCGTCACCGGCGGGTCCACCGCCACGATCACCCGGGCCCCCTCGGGCACGGTGTCGACGCGGGCGGCATCGAGGTCCGCCCGGCGCCAGAGCGCATCCTCCGCATCGCCCAGAAGCTCGCCGTCGATCTCCTGCCGCCCCAGTCGCGTGCCGCCGTAGCGGGCCCGGATCTCCTCGATGAAGCTGCCGGCGAGGAAGGCGCGATTGGCCTCCGTGCAGGCATGGGTCCGCACCGTGCTGTCGCGGTCGAGGATCTCCCGCAGAACGCTCACGTTGCGCGGCGTCGTCGTCACCACGGCCCGCGGCCGCTCCCCCAGCCTCAGGCCGAACTGGAGCATGTCCCAGGCCTCCCGCGCCCGGGGCCACTTGGCGAGCTCGTCGGCCCAGGCGAGATCGAATTGCGGCCCTCTCAGCGCCTCGGGGTCGCGGGCGGAAAAGACCCGCGCCTCTGCCCCGTTGGGCCAGACCAGCAGACGCTCCCCGGCCACCCAGCGCGGGCGCCGGTCCGGCGGCGAGCAGGCGAGGACACCGCTGTCCCCCTTGACCATGACGGCCAGCGCCTGGTCGTAGGTTTCGCCCACCAGCGCCACGCGGCGCGCCGCACCGGCATCCTCCGGCCCTGGCCCCTCGACCTG